ATTCTTCCCTGCACCGCGTAATACACAATAGGGAGGAATACGCAATTCACCAACAATCTTATAAGTACCTGGATGAAAATTAATTACTCGTCTAGTTATAACAGGAGTTACTGAAGATAGTCTACCGTAAATTTGATCAATTGCCCGTTGAATGGCAATTCTGTCATCAATGATTCCGTCACCGACAGCACCAAAGTCTCGTATATTAACATTATCATCTAGTTTATTTTGTAATGTTCTATATGTATAACTTAGTGAATTGACACCAGTTAGTACTTCATATCCGCCAAGAAGACCTCTAAACCTATATTTGCTAAACAGTTCAAATAGGTCTGATCTTGTAGTTAATATTTCAGTTATACCTTCAATTGGTGCTCCTTCAGCAATAGTACCATTGCCAATGAATAAACGAAGCCGATCAATTGCCCAGCCGAATTCTCCTGCTGCTAATTGGCCCAGGTCTAATAATGCACCTCTGCGAACTTGTATTTGACTGACTTGTGTAACAGACATGATAGTATTACCTTTGTATCATGTATTTATGCTGATTTATTGTTTGTTTTTGTAATATTCAGCAACTCTATCCCACCACATGTTTTTATATTTTTCTAGATCAGATCCTTCTAGTACAAATTCTTGATACTGGAAATCTTGAGTACACATTAGAATAACCCCAGCTTCAATTTTGGTTTCATGTACTTCATCATGGGCTAGCATATAAGCACAAAGTTGCAAAAAGTAATCATCAATCCATTCCCTCTTCTTTGCTTTATTACTTTGCTTGAAGTCAATTATTGCTGGTTTATCTTTCCACACGCCAACACAATCAGTTGTGCCTGCATATAAACTAGGATAATATACTGGTATTTCTACGCCCCAATATTCATTGACATTGATCAACCCCTGTTCAATGATTTTATTAGCCATTACATGACTTTGCTGACTATATGGATTTGATCCTGGTTCATCTATCATGCCATTCTTGACATAATTTTCTAGCCATTTATGCATCCTTGTTCCACGACCGGCAGCTTCGGTTGTAATATTCTGAGCTTTTTCGATACCTACTCGTTTTCGCCAATTATTTAATGCATCTCTAGATTCTTGTGATTTGGTTGCATCAAGTATAGTAGTTACACTAGATACTCGTTGATTGTCCGGGGTAACATAATGTCGTTTGCCGTCAATGGTTTCCCTGTTTAGGGGTTGGTAGGTAAATTTATTGGTTATCATAACCAAACAAGTATATCACACCACAAGTAAAAAATCAACTTAATCGTGAAATTAAGTTGATTTTATTTATCCTCGTTTGTTTAACGCTCGTTTTGCCATTTGATCTATTGTAGTTTCCGGATCAACAGCTTGGGTGTTGGCATCAATATTATCTAATGAATAGTCTTCGTCATTAGTCATAGATTTCAAGTAAAGATATTTGACACCAGTAGGATCAGGTTTAATATTTTTAACTAGATTCTTTATAACTTCTTTATCCTTAAAGGCTGTTATAAGAGAATCAATATTAAACATTTCTGATCCTGGTTGATGACGCATCATATTGATTAGACTATCAACCCTGATCTTTGGAATTTGATGCATGTCATCGGCTCTGTTACGCAGAGTTTCTAACATATTGGCTAGATTGTTGATACTGATATCAACACCCTTACCACCTTCATCATCCTCAACTATAATTTCACGAACTCGCATTAGCGTTGTTCTCTTCCTAATGGTTCAGTACCACCAACTGCAGCATCTGATGCAGCAAATGCATCTCCTGCATCAGCTTCTGGTCCTTCTGAATCAAAGTCACTGGTTTCTGGAGCAGCAAGTTCTGATCCTGGCATTTCCATACCACCAGCACCCATTTGTTCACCTGCTAATTGTCTAGCAGCAACATCAGCACTTTCTCTGGCCTGGCCTAGTTTTGCTGCCATATCAGTTAAAAGTTGTCCAACTGAATTTTTAAATTGATCAGCTTCTTGCATACCAATTTGGTCGCGGATGGTGTCAATCAATGCTGGCATTTGTTCTGCTTGCATTTTGCTAACTTTTTCAACCATGTCTTGAATGGAGTCAACCATATCTTTTGCAGCTAAGATAGCTTCACTCTTGCCCATCTCGCCTTCCATTAGACGACGAGTTTCACCTAGCCATCTTTGTAGTCCTTCACGGACTAATAGAAGTTCCATGTATTTTGGATTGCGTTCAGCAGTGTGTGAACCAAAACTGTGTTTGATTCTAGTTAGATTCTCTGCAATAGATTTACTCAATCTTTTTGCTTGCGGAATGGTTAATGTATCGTAATTGATACCAAAACCAAATCGGCTTTCCATGATTTTATTCATTTTTTTAGCAGTAGAGACAGGGTTAATTTCTGATAAGTTCATAGTCGGTTATTCCCAAAGATTAAAGTATTTAGCCAACTTTAAACTTTTCCCTAAATCATTCTTGGATTGTTCAAGTTGAGTAAGATAATTGTGGTATCTACTTAAAAATACATCAGCAGCAAAGTTATTCTTTTTTGTTTTAGCTTGCTTATAATTATATTTATACTGATCAGTCTTAACTATCAACCTACCAACATCTGCATCTTGTTTTAATATTTTCTCTGCTAAATTTGTTTTGCCAGATTGTTTATACACTGTATAACAAACTGCTGCTATCTTGCTACTAAAGATATATTCTATATCACTGTAACAATAAGAAACATTCCACCAATTACCCTTCATTGGCCTAACTGCATAATTTCCTATTAAATATCCTTTGCCCCCCATATCTACTATTAATGGTGCTTGATCTTTATGTAAAGGATGATTAACTAATTCTAAAAATTCTTTCTGGGTCCATTCTTTTAAGTAAATTACTGTACGGCTTACAATCTCTTCAATCTTTGATATGTTTACGGTATTCGTGCTGTCCATTATTGTTTTTTCTAAGTAATACACCTTTGACCACTAATTGATTTGCAATATGCTGTTCATGTAAATCCAATTGTGATTTCTTTATAATGGATTCTACATTGAATTTAGCCAATAAATCAGCTTCTTCATTATTGATGGGTAGTTGTACACTATTTAACAGTTCTACGATTTTCATATTTTATTTAAATGTATTAATAAAGAAATAATTCCGGTCAGCATTGCAACAAAAATTGATGTTCCGATTGTTATTATTTGTTTACTACTTCTTTCATTACTATGAGCTAATGAGTCTTTAATAAAAATAATATGACCTTCTAGTTTTTCAACTTTACTTTCCAAACTATCTAGTTTGTCTTGCAAGTTACTATACCTTTCAGCGCAAAGCTCCACATGGGCTTCTAGACTTTTCTTTTCAATTTCAGTTGACATTCTAAATAATCCCTGTTACGGAAATTCATTTCCGTTTTACTATTTATTAAAATTATAGGGAAAACTTAAAGTATATATTTTTGAACTCACCTGAAGTATAAAAAATTGGTATATTACCCTTAACTGTCTCTGTCAAATTGTAAATTATTGGTACTTGGTCAAAATCTGTTTTTAAAAATAAGTCTGGCTCATTTGCAGGACCTAATGCATCTTTATGTTCAATATAGAATTTAAATTTCCAACATAATTGCTTGTTTGTGTACGCACTACCAAACTGATGTTCCTTCATTTGAACTACCATAGGCTGATTTGTTGTTATTGCCATTGGTTGGGCGCGTAAACTTATTACTTGTAAAATAGTTTCCCAGTTTCGTTGTTGATTTCGTTTCATTTGCAATAATGGGTCATGTTTAATGACTCCAGTATTAGTAATGTCAACTAATGTGTATCCAGTAAACCATGTGCCAGTATCATTCATTTCATATTTATTGACCATGGGAAAGGGCGGATTTATTCCGCCCTTTGTGTTTCAAAATAATTTTATTTTGAATTAAGCTGCTTTAATGCCACCAGTTGACACGCAAGTTGATCCGGCCATAGTGATTGGACCTGCACCAATTGATGTTAGTGCGCGAATAGCATCACGCAAAACTGTGTCTGTAGTCCAGCCAGTTGACTCACATAGTACGCTCATTTGACCTTGGCTACCAGTAGTAACTTGATAAGCGATGATGGTAGCTTGAGTTGATATTAAGCGTAGAACAGCTTCAACTGCTCCGCCAGCACCCATTTCAGCATTGAATGAAACACCAGTGTCTCCAATGATTTTAAACATTGTTGGACGCTTGCCACCAGTAGAAATAATGATATCTAAGTCATTAGTGCGTGGGTTTAAATTTACATCTTGATTAACGACGCCATTTGCGTCACCATTTGTACGAGCAAAAACTGCCATGATTATTTTCCTTTTAAGTTTTTACGCTTTCGCGTATAAGAATATTTATCTAATTTATAAAAATAGTGCTTCTACACTAATTAACCAGCATCGGGTAAGAATAATGGATTGGTGGGTGCCGATCTAAATTCAGGATTTACTAACTTACCCAACTTGCCACTCTTGAATGTCTTAACAAACCCTTCGCCACCAGGCTTGCCACCAGTACTAGCACGAATTCCTAAACGATCATACATATCATTTCCACCCATAGTGTGCAACTGTTCTAATACAGCGTGTTTAGCATTTAGAATTTGATGGAATGCAGCCCAAAATACTTGCCAACTTGGTTTACGCATTACATCATTCTGAAGTATTGCTTTTTGATTGTCTGATACTTTACTATTGTTCAACCAGGCAGCAAAGTCAGTAACTCCTGCTGCTTTTGCTCTAGCTACTGCATAGGTATACAGAATTGATTTCAAACTTGAGAATTTAGGTGCCGTGTAGTCGGCAATTTCATTAATTGCTGCTGCATTAGTCTTTATAAAATTGATAGCTTGATTTAATTCTTTGGTATTTGGTTTTAACTTGATTTTTGGTTTCTGTGAATTCAATACAATCAATCTTGATGTTTTATTGAACTGCTCAATAATGTTGTCTGGCATTGGTGTTAAATTACCAGTAGCATCTGCTCCAAACTTAGCAATCTTGCCATGAACTATTACAAATGCTTTAGCAGTTGCCATCTTACCACCTAAGCCAGTGGGACGAACATGGTAAGTAACTTTGTTCGGAGTGAATTCATATTCACCAGTTCTTGGATTAGCCCGTTGAGGTTCAGTGAACATAAGATCACCGGTCAAGTAACCTTTAAATTGTGATGGAGTAGCTTCTTCAAACAGATCCCATAACTCTTCATACTTTGCTGCCATTCCAGCCCGTACTTTAGCGAAAGCTTCAGGTGATTGTCCAGACTTGATTTTGCCTGTACTTTTGATTTGATAGCTTAGGCCTTCTTTGTCCAACATCTGTTCTTTGCCCCATTGATTTTTTGGAACAAATACAAATTCACCCTTGTTGTTTCTACCCCAATAGACAGCAGCA